TAGAGGAAAAATCTGTCATGCAGGAATTCTATTCAAGACGTATAATCCAATTTTCCGTGAATGGGTCTACGATAAGCGTTTCCTCTTCGGGGGGCATATCTCGTCCTTACTCGTTTCAGCTGAAGCTTGAGGACTTCGTTTCCCTCTGCACTTACCTCACGGTCGACCGTATCGACGCGATCACAATTTTCAACGGCGCGATTGCTGACGACCCGTCGAAGAAAAGGGATCTAATTCAGCTAATTGATATCGCAGTTAAACTTGATTATAGGAAATAGAATGAAAGCCACAAAACACCTCATCCTGCCGAACGTTTCTTTGAAGAATACCGAAGACGTCATCGGCATCGTACACATCGCTAACATCTTCGATATGAAACCCTACGTTGAATCCGAAGCTCCGGCAGTACTGTCGTTCGCTGACGTGAACGACATCGAAATCGTGTTACGCTACCCCCGTGTGTTCGGTGACAGCTACTCGGTCCTGATCGGTTATCCGGGCGCTGAATATACTGCTTCCTTCGAAAGCTCGACGAGTATGCTCGATAAAGTTTCATATGACACGCTGGTGTTGGAGTTGAACGCCGCGAAACGCGCTGAGCATCTGCGCCAATTGGAACGCGAGACACCTGCGGAACGACAGGCGCGTACTCTTGACCGGAAAGATGGTACGCGTAAGGCTTTCGACGCCTTTGAGATAGCGGACGGCTCCGTAGATGATTAAAGACTACAACAGTTGTGACAGGATCTATCGTGGTCGTTACGCCGACGCGAAAGCTACGCGACGAGGCATCTTTCGGAATGGGCGTGGTAGGCACGCGCTTCCGCTACCGTCGCGCTCTCCGATCGAAGTGCTTCCGGGCGTCTTTTCGTTCGACCCGAGATATCTCGGTTTCCTCGATTCGCTAGCAACGAGACTTGGTGACGACAGAGCGCTTCAACCGAGCGTCGATAAGCTCGGCTTTGTTGGTCCCAACGGTATCCACGACGACTTTGAGGCGCTGCGAACTGTTCCGGGTTATTCTATGAATCCCCTATCCTACGTTCCCGTTGATAATTCACTACTCTGCGATGAACTCGGATTACCGGACACCTGGCGATCTGAACGGCACAAGCAGATTTTCCGTAATGTCTGGCGTCTAGTCTTTCAGAACTATCTTCCGTCCGCTATTAAAGTTCCGAAGCTTTCAACAGAGGGCTTTCCTGACTTTCTAGCCGATGCGCAACATAAGTCTGACTTCGCTATTTGGTTCCTCGGCAACTGGCGCGATGCGATGACGTTAAACAGCGTGGCTGACATGGAGACGCTGTACAAGCGTTACGGTGTCGTCTTCGCTTACTACCTGAACAAGCGTGAACAGGTGGATCGCATCGGTAAACAACGTATCGTGTTTGACAAAGAGTACGCTGCTACCTCTGGAAAGAGTGGTCGCGCTTTTGCCGCCGATAAGTCGGTGGTGCTCGATGGTGTGCGATACGATAAGTTTTCGGCCAGTAGGTCTCGTGTAGTCTCCGGAGGTCCGTGGAAGATGAACTTTGTCATCCAGATTGTCGCGACCGGCGCCTTGCACGCTCTGTTCGAGACGTTCCCAAAAACGTTTCATCAGACCGATATGAAGAAGATCTGTCGCGAGCAACTCGACCCACGTGGCGGCGTAGCCTTCTTTGACGTCTCTGACTACGACCGCACGATCCGCGACTTCCTCCTGGAGCCTTTCTACGAGGCGATGGGCGAGTATTGGGATCCGAACGTTGTTTCGTGGGCCAGGCGCGCGCAATACGCGTCGTACTACTCAAGGCCTTTAGATATCAACGACGACCACGGTTGTTTCTTCGGTGATCCCTTTTCCGGTAACCGACAGGTGGTTTGCGGGAATCGTTCCGGAAACGCTCTGACGTCACTGATCGCAAAGGGAACGAAAGTAGCGGAGAGTCTTTGCGTTGCTGACGATCTCCTCGGTGACGTCCTTGGCAACGAGGCGTCCTATCTCAACTGGGAACGTCCCATAGCGTTCTTGAACAACGGCGACGACGAAGGTTGTTCTGGCGACGACGCTGTTGTCAGCGCTTACGTCGCCCTTCGTACAGGACGCCGGGACGATGGAAGCCCAAGCGCTGGTTACTTCGAAGTGGAGCTCGAAAAGGGGCAAGTTATGTCTGGCGACATGATCGTGAAGTCGAGCGAAGGGTACTTTCCGATGCGACGGGTGCACACCTTCCTGCAAAAGACCTTCA